GGCTGTATGGATGCGGTCGATTTGTCGTGAGGCCCGGATGGTAAAGCACCCTTGGCTCAATCGCCTCGTGGGTTGGCTCTATCCCCCGCCCGCCGCGCCCGTGCTCACCGTGGACATGATGAGCGCGGGCGGCGCGCGCGTGCGGGAGCAATGGCACGATGGCGACAAATACCCGGGCGGGTTCGGTTACACCGAGCTCCTCACGGCCGATTATTGGACGTTGCGCCAGCGATCGACGCAGCTATTCAAAAGCAACATTTACGCCCGCGGCATCGTGCGGCGGCTCACGACCAACATCATCAACACCGGGCTCGCGCTCGAGGCCGTGCCCGAGGAGATGATCCTCGGGCTCGGGGAGGATGCCCTCGCGGAGTGGTCGGAGATCGTGGAAAACCGCTTTCACCTTTGGGAGCGGTCGCCCGCGCTATGCGACTATTGCGGGGGGCGGAGCTTTGGCGGCATCCAAGCCGCGGCCAAAATGGCGGCGCTCATCTCGGGGGATGTGCTCGTGGTCGTGTTGCAAGATCCAACGACCGGGCTCCCGCGCGTGCGGCTAGTCGATGCACAGCGCGTGCAATCGCCCTTCGGATCGACGGCTCCCGCGCTCGCCTCCGGGAACGAAATCAAGCATGGAGTCGAGCTCGATCCCAACGGGCGCCAGGTCGCGTATTGGCTCGTGTCGGAAAACGCGACGCAACGGAGGATCGAGCGCTTGCCGGCCGTGGGCCCCTCGGGGCGGAAAATGGCGTGGCTCGTGTATGGAACGGATCGGCTCCTCGATGAGGTGCGCGGCGAGCCGCTCCTCTCCATCATGTTGCAATCGCTTCGCGAGATCGATCGGTACCGCGATGCCGTGCAACGCAAGGCCGCCATCAATGCGATCCTCGCGATGTTTATCTCGAAGGATCAGGAAACGATCGGCTCGCGCCCGCTCTCGGGCGGCGCGATCGTCAAGGGCAAAGACACCTTGCCGGGCCCGGTCGGCGGCAAATCCCGCACGTTCAATTTCTCGGAGATGATCCCGGGAGCCGTGCTCGATGAGCTCGCGCCCGGCGAGAAACCCAACGGGTTTCCCTCGACCGGCACGGATGAGAAGTTTGGAGACTTCGAGGAGGCCATCGTGTGCGCGATGGCGTGGGCGCTCGAGATCCCGCCCGAGATCTTGCGGCTCTCGTTCTCGAGCAACTACTCCGCTTCCCAGGCCGCGATCAACGAGTTCAAACTCTATCTGAACCCCGTGCGCGCCGCGTGGGGCGATGACTTTTGCCAACCGATCTATGTCGAGTGGCTCATGAGCGAGGTGCTCGCGGGGCGCATCGTGGCCGCGGGCCTCCTCGAGGCCTGGCGGGATCCAACCCAGTTTGACAAGCTGGCGGCATGGACCGCGGCTGATTGGAGCGGCGCGATCAAGCCCAGCGTCGATCTGGTAAAGCAGGCCAACGGATACGAGCTTTTGTGTGCGCAAGGGTTCATCTCGCGCGACCGTGCCGCGCGAGAAACGACCGGCACCAAATTCAGCAAGAACGTCAAAAAGCTCGCGCGCGAGAATGAAGCTCTCGCGCGCGCAATGCGCCCGATCAAAGAGCTCGAGGCGACGGCCAAAGGGGCGCCCGCGCCCGCGGCGCCCGGAGCTCCCGCGCCCGCGCCCGCGGCTCTCCAATCCGTGCCCAACCCGAGGGAGACCGATGATGCTTTGGTTGCTTGAATCCAACACGCTCCGCCGGATGATGCATGCCCACGAGCATTGTCACGATCCGTCGGTCGCGCTCCAATGGGAGGCCGCGCAACACGCGGAGCCCGGCTCCGCGAGCGAGAGCCAATTTCCCCCGGGAATGAACGTGGTGGGGAGCACCGCGGAGATTCGAGTCGATGGCGTGCTCACCAAACGCCCGGATTTTTGGGCCAAGTTTTTCGGCGGGGGTAACACGACCTATTCCAGCATCCGCAACGCGCTCGCCCACGCGGCGACCGCGAGCGATGTGCGCGAGGTCGTGCTCGCCATCGATAGCCCGGGCGGCAACTCCGACGGGTTGATCGAGCTCCTCGATTCGATCTCGGCGTTCCGGCAAAGCTCGGGAAAAAAGCTCCGCGTGCGCGCGGAAAACGCGCTCTCCGCCGCGTATGGCATCGCGGCCGCGGCCGGCAATATCGAGGCGGTCGGTCGAGGCGCGAGCTTTGGGAGCATCGGCACGGCCGTGTCGTATTTCGTGCCGCCTAACGTGGTGACGCTCACCAATAGCGAGAGCCCCGACAAGCGCCCGGATCTCACGACCGATGAGGGAAAGGCGGTCGTGGTGAAATACCTCGACCAAATCAATCACGAGTTTGCGACCGCGATCGCCAATGGTCGCGGCGTGTCGTTGAAGGATGTGACCGAGGGCTTTGGTCGAGGCGCCATGATGACGGCGGTCGAAGCAAAGCGGATGGGATTGATCGACAAGATCGCAACCACTGCACCGCGCGCGGTGCGTAACAGCAAAGGACAATCATCCATGGATCAGGAAACGGAGAGCCGCGCGGCGCTGGACGCAGCCACGCAACGCGGCGTTAGCGAGGAGCGCGATCGCGTGCTCTATCACATCACGCTTGGCGAAAGCTGCGGCGACATGAGCATTGCACTAGCCGCCATCCGCTCGGGCGCTGGTCAAAATGTCGGTGAGGTAAACGCCCGCTATATGGCGGCGGGCATGAATCGAGCGGACCGCCAGAAACGCCAAACGGAGAGCAACACCGCGGAGACACAACTCGCGGGCGTGGCCGCCGCATCCCCCGTCAACGCAACCGACCTCGGAGATCAGGTCGTGACCTTGCTGACAACACAGCAAGGGGAAAAGAGTTTCGTTCGTGGCTAACATCACCATCACCAACAACGATCTAGGATCGGTCGCCCTCGAGGTATGGGGCACGCTGGACGCGACGTTTCACAACGCGGCGGTCACGGAGCAAGTGCTCGCGGAGGGAACCTTGCTCGCGCGGCAAGTAGCCGACGGCAAGCTCTACCCGTACGATCCCGCGAGCATCGTTCCCGACCTGAACCTCCCGAGCTATGTGCTCACGTACGAGCACACGGCCCCGGTCGGTGACAGTGCCGTGACCGCGATGAGCGCGGGCAAGGTCAACAAAAACCGCCTCCTCATTCACGATGGAACGCCCGTCGCGGCCGCGCATTTGCACGCGCTCCTCGACCGCCCGATCATCCCGGTTGACGTCAAGCAATTGGCGATGATCGACAATCCACAGAGCTAAGCGCTCGCTTCACCTCGCAACCCCACCCGCACTGAAGCAAACCCCCATGAGTGACAAATCCACAATCCAATTGATCGACATGTATCTCGAGGAGGCATCGGCTCCGATGTTTCTCTCGGGATACTTCCGGTCACCCCCACAGAATTTCCACACGACCGAGGATGTAGAGCTCGACATTCAACGCGACGATGAGCAGGTCGCGATCGTCGTGAAAGATTTGAGCTTGCCTCCCAATCACAACGAGAATTCGTTGTACACCAACAAGCGGTTTCGCCCGCCGATTTACGATGAGGAGGGCGCGGTCACGTCTTTCGACATGATCCAGCGCCAACCGGGGCAGAACCCTTTCGCCAATCCGAACTACGCGGCAAACGCGGTGACGCAAGCGTTTGCCATCTTTCGGAAACTCGAAAACAAGATCCGGCGCGCGATCGAGCTCATGGCATCGCAAGTGCTACAGACCGGTCAGCTCTCGCTCATCAATCAACTCGGCGTGGCCGTTTACACGATCGACTTTTCTCCGAAGGCTACGCACTTCGTAACGCCCGTGACACCGTGGGCGGTCGATGGATCGACGGGCGCTCCGCTCACGGATATCGCAAACCTCGCGACGGTCGTGCGGCGCGACGGCAAGCGCGAGCCGCTCCGCCTCATCTTCGGCACGAGCGCGTTTCAACGTTTCCTGGCCAATGAGGATGTGCAACTCCGCCTCGAGTCGAGGCGCGGTGTGCTCGCGGAGGTGGCGCCGGTCGCTCGCGGGCAAGGCGCTACGTTTCAGGGTTGGGTTTGGGTTGGGCACTATCGGATGGAAATGTGGACCTATGACGGGTTCTATCGCCATCCGCAAACGGGAGCGTTCACGCCGTTTGTGGCGGACAACAACGTGCTCATGTTGAGCGATGGGCGGCTCGATCTCACCTATGGCGCGATCCCGATGATCGTCGCTCCCGATCAACGCGCATTGCCGTTTCTGCCCCCGCGCATCTCGAGCGCGGGCGGAGGCCTCGACCTCACGACCAATGCTTGGGTCACTCCCGACGGCAAGCGCGTGATGGTCTCCGCGGGCACGCGCCCGCTCACGATCCCGACGGCGATCGATACGTACGGGCGCCTCACGGTCGCCTGAACCGCGGGAGCGTATGGGGCTGAGGGAGCAAGCGATCCTCGATGCTCGCGCGATCCTCGAGGATGCGGGCGGTTTTACGTGGCCGTTCACGTTGACCTCACCGCTTGGCGTGGTGGCCTCCCTCAGCGGGTTCACCACCGACGTCGGCCTGACCATCGATCCCGAAACCGGGCAAGGTGTGGCAGGCCGGCGCGCCTCCGTTGCGGTCGCGCGGAGCGCGCTTGCGGAGATGCCGGAGGCGGTCGCGGAGAGCACGCGCAAGCCGTGGGTCGCGACCTTTGCCGACAGTCAAGGCGAGGTCGCCAGCTGGAAGGTCGTGCAAGTCTTGCCCGATCGCGCGATGGGCGTGGTCGTGATGATTGTCGAGAAATACGTGAGCGCGTGAGATGCCGCCTCAAATTCTAGAGCTCATCGACAAGCGGGATAACGTGGAAATCATCCGCGATCAAATCGCGGCGATCCTCACGGTCGAGCTCGCCCATCAAGGGGTGCTCTCGGGCTTGCCGCAACCCGCGGTTTTCATCGAGCGCTCCCAACCGTGGGGGCAATTCATCGAGGCAACGGCCGCGATGCAACCCCTCATCAATGTTTGGTTTGATAGCGAGAGCTTCGATGCGAGCACGAGCAACGTCACCGAGCGCCAGAAAAGCGAGGCCATTTTCAACATCGACTGTTATGGCGCGGGCGTGAGTCAGGATGACGGCGTGCCCGCGGGCGGGCACCAACCGGGCGATCTGCAAGCCGCGCTCGAGGCACAGCGCGCGGTGCGGCTCGCGCGCAACATCCTGATGGCGGGAGCCTATACGTATCTCGGGCTCCGCGGCCTCGTGTGGAAACGCATGCCGCAAACGATCTCGATGTTTCAACCTCAATTGGACAATCGAGGGGTGCAACGCATCGTCGGCGCGCGCCTCGCCCTCAAGGTGGATTTTAACGAGTTCTCTCCGCAAGTGCAGGGGGAGCCGCTCGAGACCCTCATCGTCGAAGTATTCAAAGCAGGCACGGGACAATTGTACCTCCGCGCCGAGTACCCAACTCCAACCCCGTAGGATCAACCATGCCAGTAGACGCAACTGCCGTTGCCCGCGTTGTCGGGATCGACACTCATTTCAAGGATCTCCGCGGCGGTGCCGTGCAATTCTTGCCGCAACACATCGCGATCCTCGCGCAAGGCGCGAGCGCCTCCGCGGGCTATTCGCTCGAGCCCGTGCGCATCACGAGCGCGGCGGATGCCGCGGCGGATTTCGGATTTGGATCTCCGATCCATCTCATCGCGCTCGAGCTATTTCCGCCCACGGGCGGCGGAGTCGGGAGCATCCCGGTCACGGTATTCCCGCTCGAGGATGACTACGATGCGGGCCTCCCCTCCGTGGGGCAGATTACGCCCGTGGGCGTCGCGACGGTCGCGGTCACCTATTGGGTCCGGATCGCGGGCATCCTCAGCGCGCCCTTTACCATCGCGGTCGGCGATACCACCGCGGTCATCGTGGGCAAGCTAGTCACGGCGATCAACGGCATTTTGCAAATGCCCGGCATCGCGGCCAACGTCGCCTCGACTCACATCACCGTGACGTCCAAATGGGCGGGCGCCTCCGCCAACGACATTCACCTCGAGGTGGTCGACTCCAACGGGCGGACCCCCAATGGCGAGGTCACCTTTACGGTCGTGCAACCCACGGGCGGAGCCGCGGATCCCGACGTCGCGACCGCGCTCGAAAATCTCGGGAGCACATGGATCACGATGATCGTAAACGGGCTCGGGCCCAACAACACCCCTGCATTCAACGCGCTCGCGGCCGCGGGCGAGGGCCGTTGGGATCAACTCGTGCGACGGCCGTTCATCGCGTTCACGGGGCAAGGCATCGCGAGCGTCAACACGGCGGTCACGATCCCGAGCGCGCGCAAAACCGATCGCGTCAATTGCCAACTCGTGTCCCCCGGCTCGGTTCATTTGCCCTTGCAAATCGCGGCCGCGCAAGTGCGGGAGATTGCAAAGGTGGCCAACAACAATCCGCCCACCGACTATGGAAGCCGGCGCGTGACTACGTTGCTCCCGGGCCTCGATGGCATCCAATGGGATTGGGCGGAGCGTGACCTCGCGGTCAAGGCCGGGAGTTCCACGATCGAGCTGAAAAACGGGCTCGTTTGCGTGAGCGATGCCGTCACGATGTATCACCCGGATGGCGAGATCCCGCCCGCGTATCGCTACGTCGTGGATATCGTGAAGTTGATGAACATCATTTTCAACATCGACCTCGAGTTCAATACGCCCGCGTGGGATGGCGCCCCGCTCATCCCCGATGATCAACCGACGGTGAACCCGAATGCTCGCAAGCCAAGCGGAGCCAAGGCCGCGGTCAATCGGATCCTCGATAGCCTCGGGCTCGAGGCCATCATCAGCGATCCCGCCGGCGCCAAAGCCTCGACCGTCGCGAACATCAACTCCAGCAATCCCAAGCGCCTCGATCTCAGCACCACGGTCAAGCTCTCGGGCAACGCGAACATCATCAGCATCGATCTCAATTTCGGCTTTTTCTTCGGGACGCCCGCGCTGGTCGCCTGAACCGGGCGACCTCCGCGCGCCCTGAACCCTCGGGCAAATCGAGCAAAGATAAGGAGCACAAGTCATGCCGGCAGTAGGCGGATCCATTCAGTCGATCTCGATCCGAGGTCGCATTTTCCCAGTCGCCTCCGATGCGGAGGCCAACAAAAAACTAGGCGGGTTTGAAAACGAGGTGCAGGCCAATGGCGACGGCACCGCGCGCAAGATCATGACCCGCGTGCCGTGGGCGATCGATGGTCTGCAAATCGAGATCAACGACACGCGCGCGGATCACGAGTTTCTTCAGGAGATCGCCGATAGCCTCGATTTCGTGAGCATCACGATGGAGCTCGCCAGCGGCACGGTATACGAGGGCACGGGCACCATCACCGACGAAATCCAAGCGAGTAGTCAGAACGCGACCGCGACGATCAAGGTCGGAGGCCCGGGCTCGCTCACGGCGCAATGACAACGCTCGTGGCGGTCGCCACCACGGCCGAGCGCGCCGGGCTCCTGTCTCGCTCGCTCGGGTCGCTCCGCCCGCAATGTGACCTCCTCCATGTGTATTTGAACGGGCACGCGGAGGTGCCGGCATGCGTGCTCGATCTCGCGGATGAGCACATCCGGAGCTCGGAGAATGAGGGCGCGGATCGGAAGTTCCATTGGGCCCACGAGCACGCGGGGATCTATCTCAGTTGCGACGATGATTTCGTGTATCCCCCCGATTACGTCGCGACGATGGCGGGGGAGGTGGCTCGCCTCCGCGGGCGCGCGCTCGTGACCGCGCACGGCCGCACGTATCCGCCCCGCCCGAGGGATGCCGCCGACCAGATCGACGGGGGAGCGGCCACGCTCTCGAGCCACGTGCCCCACGGGCGGTGGGTCAATCACGCGGGAACGGGGGTTCTCGCGTGGGATGCGAGCCGCATCCGCGTGCCGCGCGAGTATCCGATCCGCAATCGCTCCGACGTGCAACTCTCCGCGTGGGCCAATCGGAGCGGGATCCCGATCTGGACGGTACCGCACGCGGCCGGGTGGCTCCGCCCGATCCGTCACACGGGCGGGAGCGTGAGCCGGCAATCGAGGCTCGAGGGGCACGCGACAAAGAACGCGCTTCTCATCGAGCATGGAGAATGGAAATTGTATGAGCCAGAAAGTAGCTGAGGAGGTCGCGCAAGCGGAGTTTGATCGCATGTGCGACGCGGGCCAGATCTTGCGCGAGGAGAGCGAGTTTAGCGCCGATGAGCTCGAAGAGTGGAAGGAGCTCCGCCGCTCGTTCGTGCGCGACATTTGCCGCGGCGCGCTGGTCATCGACACCGAGGGCCGCCCCGTCTACACGCCGATCGGCGGTAAACGAAGCTTCACTTTCAATCGCGCGACGGGCGCGACGCTCTCCGCGCTCGAGACCTATCCCAAGCACAAAAGCATCGACAACACGATCGCGGCATTGATGGACGTGACCGGATGCAACAAAGGCGATTTCGGCCGCATGGATGCGCGCGACGTTCAAGCGTGCGGGAGGATCCTCGGGCTTTTTTTGAATGGCCGAGCGTCCATCTAGTCGTGCGAGATGGCGCGGATGCGCGGCTCCCGAGCGCGCGCGCGACGTATCGCGAGATGCTCCTCCAGTGCGCCCGCGACTATCCCGGTTTGCCCGACGCTAGAACGCTTACCATCCCCGAGATCGTTTTCTTTTACGAGGGCCTCCGCCCCGAGCTGATCAAACACACGCGCCCGAGGCCCGAGCCCTCCGCCCACAAACCCCCGAGCAAATCGCGCAAGCATGGCCGGTAAGAAATTCTCCATCGAGGCGGTATTCAGCGCCATCGATAAGTTGAGCGCGCCCATCGGGAAGATCAAAAGCAAACTCGGCGCGATGGGCAAGGGCGCGGGCGGCGCCCTCAAGGGAGCCAACGCGGCCGTCAATAAGAGCATCGCGGGCATGGGCAAGTTGGGCGATGCCATCGGAGTCGGCGCGGTCGTGAGCGTCGCGGGCCTCGGGCTCGCGCTCCGCGACACCATCGAGGAGGGCGCCAATTTCGAGCGGACGATGGTATTCGCGGCCGCGCAATTCCCGGGCATGATCAAGCGCGGGACGAAAGAATTCGAGACACTACAGCAAGCCGCGCTCGCGGTGGGCGAGAGCACGGAGTTTTCAGCGCAGGATGCGGCGGAGGGTCTCACGTTGCTCGCGACCGCGGGCCTCTCCGCGGAGGCCGCCATCGCGGCCTTGCCAAAGGTCGTGAATTTCGCGACCGCGAGCAAGGTGGAATTTGCGAGAGCCTCCGACATTGCCAACGATGCAATGGGAGCGTTTGGCCTCACGACAAAGGACGCGACACAGAACGCGATGAACATGAGCCGCGTGATGGACGTTTTCACGCGCGCCTCCGCCGACTCGACCACCAATGTCGAGGAACTTTTCGAGGCGGTAAAGATGGGAGGCAACATCGCCAAAACCGCGGGCGTGTCGCTCGAGACATTCATTGGCTACACCGAGATCCTCGCGAGCACGGGCATCAAAGGGGGCGAGGCCGGCACCGCGATCCGCAACATGTTTCTCGAGCTCGGAGCTCCGAGCACCGCGGCCGTCAAGGGGATGGCCAAACTCGGTGTCACGCTGGCGAAAACAAAGACGGGCGCGATCGACATGACCGCGACCGTCGCGCGGTTTGCCAAAGCGACCTCGAAAATGACGGAGGCCCAAAAGATCCAAGCCCTCGGAAATGTGTTTGGCGCCCGCACGATCGGCCCGTTCATCGCGCTCATGAACGCGGGCACGGGAAAGATTGGCGAGTTTCAAACCGCGCTCGAGAATGCAACGGGCACGACCGAAGGCATCGCGAAAGAGTTGCAAGGCGACGCGCTCGGAGCGCTCCGCAATTTCGATTCCCTCGTGAGCGGTGTGAAGCTCGATGTATTCATGGCGATCCGTCCCGTGCTCATGGATCTGGTCAAGGCCGCGGGCGATTGGGTCACGGCCAATCGGGATCTGGTCAAAACCAAAGCGGGCGAATGGATCGCCACGCTCCGCGACAATCTCCCGAAGATCTGGAAATGGACGGTGCTCCTCGCGGAGGCGTTCGCGGGCTTCGCTGCATTTGCGGTCACGGTCAAGGTCATCAATACCGCGGTGCTCGCGTATGAGGCCGCCACCAAACTCGCGGCCGCGGTCACGTGGGGATGGAACCTCGCGGTCAAGGCGAGCAAAGTCTCGCTCAATCTGTACTGGCTCGAGACCCTCGCCCTGAACGTGCAAATGGTGGCGAGCCGCATTGCCACGGCCGCAACGACCGCGGCCACGTGGCTCTACAATGCGGCCCTCAGCGTGGGGCGGGTCGGGATGACCCAATTCACCTTTGCCTCCATCGCCAGCAAGATCGCGCAATGGGCATCGCAGGCCGCGACCGTGGCCGTGACCGCGGCCACGTGGCTGTACAACACGGCCCTCGCGGCCGTGAAGTTTGCCACCACCGAATTCACCTTTGCGACCATCGCCGCCAAGGTCGCGCAATGGGCATCACAGGCGGCCACGTGGGCCGCCAACGTCGCGCAAACCGCGTACGCGGCCGTGGTCGCCATCAGCTCGGGCGCGCTTGGGGTATTCACCACGGCCGCGGCCGCGAGCACCACGGCCATCGCGGCCCAAGCCGCGGCCCTCGCCCCGTTCATCATCACCATCGGCGCGGCCGCGGCCGCGGTCGGAGCGCTGGCGCTCGCGTGGAGTCAGTTGAGCAAGTTGAGCGCGGAGCTCTCGGGCTCGGGCGGCATCACGGGCACGGTCAGCAAAATGTGGGAGATGGGCACGCTCAATCCGAAGGAAGCGCAAGACGCGGTCATGAATGAAAAAGCGCGCGCGGATCGCGATGCGCGCATGAAGCCGCAAATCGTTTCTCCCCAAGCGCGCGCGGCATCCGAGGCCGCGGACGCGACGGCCAACGCGAGCGTCAACGGGGAGATCCTCGTGTCCACCGCGCCGGGCACCACGGCCACGGCCACGACCAAGCCGCGCTCGATCCCGATCAATGTTCTGCAATCGGGGGCGTGGTGAGTTGGCTCGAGCGGCTCGGGGAGGCGGCCTATACCTCGCCCGCGGGCACGCGGATGCCGTTCGCGTATGAGGATGTGTCGAGCGAGGTCGAGAAACGAACGGCCACGTTCATGTTTCCCGGAGTCGATGGCACGTATGTGCAGGACAATGGGCAAAGCGAGCGACGGTTTCCCCTCCGCTGCATTTTCCAAGGGGCGGATTGCGACCAAGCCTCCGCGGCATTCGAGGCGCTCCTCCTCGAGCGAGGGCAAGGCACGCTCGAGCACCCGCTTTATGGCAAACAAACCGTGGTGCCCTTCGGCACCATCACGCGGCGCGATGACCTCCGGAGCGCGGCCAATCAAAGCATCATCGAGGTCATTTTTTGGAGCACGATCGGAGCCGTGTATCCCACGAGTGGATTCAGCGCCAAAGGTCAATTGCTGCAATCGCTCGGGAAATCTTCGGAGGCTTTGTCGAAAGACTTCTCCAAAAAGATGAACCTCCAAACGGAGGCGAGGCGCGCGGCCGCTAAGCTCTCGGTGCGCGAATCCCTCCGCAATGTCCAGGCCGCATTGCAACGGGTCGCGGCCACCACCGATAGCGTCAATCGCGAGTTTCGCCGCGTGCAAAATGAGATCAACTTTGGTCTCGATGTGCTCATCGGTCAGCCGTTGCTCCTCGCCCGCCAGATCATGAACCTCACGACCTTGCCCGCGCGCGCGCTCGCGGGCATTCTCTCGCGCCTCGAGTCTTACGCCAACCTCCTCGATCGGATGGTGCAATCCTCCGCGAGCTCGCCCGCGGACACCTCGATCATCCCGGCTCTCCGCGTGCGGCGCTCCAATGAGTTTCACATGTCGAGCTTGGTCGCCTCCGCCTCGACACAGGGAAGCGTCACGTCGGTCACGGAAAACACCTTTGCCGCCAAGCCCGAGGCGCTCGCGGCCGCGGAGGAGATCATCCTTCAATCGGAGGCGCTCGCGGCATGGAGCGATCAACGCTTCGGCGACCTCGAGCAAATCGATGAGGGCGAGGGCTACCAAGCGTTGCAAGAAACCGTTGCGGTCGCGGTCGGGTATCTGGTGGAAATCAGTTTCTCGCTCGTGCCCGAGCGCGCGATCGTGCTCGACCGCCCGCGCAACATCATCGATGTGTCGGCGGAGATTTACGGCTCGATCGATGACCGCCTCGATTTTCTGATCTCCACAAACAAGCTCACGGGCTCGGGCATCATCGAGCTCCCGCGCGGGCGCAAGGTCGTTTACTATGCCTGAGAGCGTGGTCGTCCAACATGAGGATGGGCGGCGCTTTGGGCAATGGTCGGAGGTGGAGTTACAACTCGGCCTCGATAGCTATACCGCATGTTCTTTGAGTGGCCCGTGGGATCCGGAGCGCCAGGACATGCGAGCCGCGTTCGAGCCGCTCGCGTTTCCGACGGTCACGGTCACGGTCGGTGATGAGCTCATGCTCACGGGACGGGTCAAGGATGTAGCCCCGAGCGTTGACGCGACGCAGGCCTCCGTCGGCGTCACGGTCTACTCGACCGCGCACGAGCTCACCGAATGTTGCGCGCCGCCCGATCTCCTCCCCCTCGAATTCAATAACCTCGATCTCAAACAGATCGCGCAACGCCTCGCGGGCTCAACTTTTTCGCTCGCGGTCAACCTCGATGGACCGCCGGGCGCGCGCTTTGCTCGATGCCGTTGCGAGCCCGATGGCGAGATCCATGCGTTCCTGGCGGAGCTCGCGTTGCAACGCGGTTTCGTGGTGACGGATACTCCGAGCGGCGATCTATTGTTTCGCTCCGAGGGCGCAACCGGCTCCCCCGTCGCGCGGCTACAGGGGCAACCCCTCGGGAAGGTCTCCGCACAATTTCAGCCGCCCCGTTGGTTTTCCCACGTGACCGGGCGCGCGTGCAAACGGGCGGGCACGAGCGGCTCGAAATTCACCGAGATCAACAAACTCTTTCGCTCGTTCTGGCCACGTCACACGGCCGCGAGCGT